TGTCGATTGAAGTAGCTGAAGTTGCCGTGGAGGCCATGTTGTCGACGTCGTCCATCATCCCACCGTCCGTTCGTGAACGCGCTAAGCAGATTCTTCGACCTTTTTTGTATTGGCTCGAAGATGACGGCTTTGGCGGGAAGGAACGTTTTGACGTGGGTGTGCCGCGCATTGGACAGATGATGGGTTCTTATTTGTCTTTTCCTCTTCTTTGCTTGCAGAATCGCTTGGCCTTTTTGTGGTCCTTGCGATCGAGCGGGCTCAGTTGGGCGGAGACAATTCGGACCCCTTGTCTGATCAACGGCGACGACATATTGTTCCAATCCTCCCACGAGGTCTCGGAGCGATGGATGTCGACAGTTGGTGGGCTCGGTTTGGAAGTCGAGCGTACAAAGACGAGTGTAGACGGTGAGTACGGTTCTCTGAACAGTACTCTGTTACGTCGAGTTGGTGGCTACCTTCGGGTCGTGCCAACTCTTCGTTTCGGCCGTTTACGCCAGTCCGAGTTCGTGACTTCTCTCGGTCGTGAGTTCTCCCTGTTTCTTGCAGGCGTTTCCAGTAATATCCGCTTTCGGGCGGGTATGGTCTGGTTCCGTAAGAAGATAGGCTCTTTGAGGTCAACTAGATTGACTCTACATGAGCTTGGCTTCCGTGGATCGCTGAGCTTGAGACTTGGGCGACTCTTTGGTCTCGCTTGTTGGTCGAGCGAGGAGGTGAAACCTCCGCAGGCCCCTATAGGACACAACATTGTCCTCCATCCGGAGGAGTTTGTTCGCGTGCCCGAAGGGGAAACTACAGAGGAAGTTAGACGCATGTCCGCTCTGGAAGGGGCTTCTTGGAAGTTCCAGATGGCGTGGGCGTGGCACGGTTGGCGAGATGGCATTCGTTATTGCCTGAATCTGTCAGCGGTGCGTCCGACTAGACCTGTTTGTGGCGAGGTCCAAACCTTGTCTTTTGCCGCTTCTCAGTGGCAGGGGAGGAGGTTGACAAATGAGAGGTGCTGGCAGAGAGCGCACGAAGAGCGTGCGTTCCGCGAAAAGAGGGTGGTGGGTGAGCGAACCGTAGCTATCCCCGTGAGGCTCCTGGATGACCAGGATCTCATGAGGAGAGACTACGACTTCCCTCCAGCGTACAGCACGGATGGTCAGGCGACCATGCGCGATTCTGTCGTCGGGCCTGCTAAGGCAGGTGCAACACCCAAGTATTAAAGAGCGTCGTGCCATGGTTTTCGTGGTTGGCGACCGGGGGGGACGGTATATCCGAGCTAGGAGTAAAGACTGATGACGACACCTATCAACCTGTGGCCTGTGGGAAAGCCCTGCCCCTACCCTTCTGTGGGCCGAGCAGGGGGCGCCCGCACTAAGCCTTGTGCAGAGACACTGCACCTCGATCCCTGTGTTTCGGGATGAGGTTGGGAGCCTCCGGGCAGTACGTTAGTACGCCAGGTGTTAGTGATGTCTAGGTTGATCCCTAGTGAAGTGATCCGAAACTAACCGGAAAACAGTTTCTTCGTGAAGTTAGGCAGAATCAGGCGGGAAACCGGCTGAGGAGCTATCCTACACGTCGACCTGTAGTACGGCGTTTGGAGGTGCTTGGAGAAGCAGGACGTAGGCG